GCTGACCTTCGACGGATGGGGAGTCTGCGATAACATTCTCGCGATTTGCCAATGTTGGTAGGGTTTTTTGCATACGAGATTCGATCATGCCATAAGCGCCAAACTCTCCGTCGGTGCCTGAGTTGCCGATAAACCACCAATACATCGATCCTTTTTGCAGGATATACAGGTCAGTGTTGTAAGTCCCGCCAGGGCCGGTAACTGTCGATATTTTAGTAAAGCCATTAGCCGCAGCAAAATCCATCAGCGCGTCCAACAGGGTGTCTAAATCGGCAACCGCTGCCGCAGTCTCGTAAGCCATTAGTCCAACCTCACTAACCCAAATTCGTATTCGTTCGACCTCTGACCATTTTGTAGGGCGAAATAGTCCACCGCATCGATTGTCACAGTGTCCCCAGCTGCCAAATTGACCGTGCCGAATTGGGGCGAGTAGAAAACTCCGTCCCACTCGCCGTAGATATTCCCGCCGTCCAACGTGGTGTAAATCACTGCGGGGAGAGCGGAGAAGGTGTCGTCAAGGTTGCTGCGCAACTGAAACTCGGTGTCATCAGCATCTGTCCAGGGCCAGGTGACAAAGGTTGTCCCCGGATTGCTACCATACACGGCGGTCCATACCCCGTTGGGCGCACGCAACGAGGACCGGATTGGAACCGCTGTTGGCTCCCAAAAGTTGCGGCAGCTGGTACTAGCAATGTTGGTGGCGATCGTGTTTGTAGTGCCCGCTATTGCCAGAGGATACGGGTACTCCGACGGTATCGCGTAGGGCAATATGTACCCCGCCGACATCGTATAAGTGTCGCCACCGATAGTGACAATAACTATAAATCGGCGTCCGCTTGCCACAAAGGTGTAGTCGATTTGGGCGTTGGTCAAGGCAAAGTAGGAAAAATGCCCGGACACCAGGCTGTTGTTGGGCTGGTTCTCCCAGTCCTCAACGCCATCGTAGGTTGTAGCTCCGGATATGGCCCAGTTGTAGAGGCTCGTTGGGCTGTTTTGATACTTGCGTAGATTGACATAAATGTTATCGGTCTGGGATAGCCCAGGGCCCCTGAGATACAAGTCTCGAAACTGTCCTGTGTACGTTTGCGTTCCGGATACCCCAGACATCGAGTAGGTAGCGATAGTTTCCTCTTTTTCGACTACCCAGCTTTCGTTTGCCGCGACCAACGTAGAATCAGTTGTCAGGAACGTTTTGAGCGCGGTGAGCAGGAGGTCGTGGCCCTCGTCCCCACCGGTTGGGGTGATAGACCCGGATGCAGTTGCTGTCACGCTAAGACCTCCTTCGACTCATGATCGCGTTTATTTGGGTATCATGCTTTCTGATCATATTTAGGAACACCTTCTCGCCGCGCTCCGATTGCATAGCGTCTAACACTAGAGACGGGTCGAGGATATTTGCTATTTTGATATTGGGCTGTATCTGTGCGGGTGTCTGCTGTCGGTCTTCCGTCCTCTGCTGGCTAGGAGTACGGACGGAAACCGTCTCGTTAGGAGAGGCCCGAAACATCACCATTTGGCTGTCTGCATCGCCTGACCCACCGACTTTAAACGACCCGCCAGTTTGGAAGCCCTCTGCGGTAATACTCCCAATCTGCGCTAAAACCGCAGAAGTCTTCGCAATCGCGTCGGCGACGGGGCCCATATTATACGGCCAGGACGCTGTGGAAATAGCGTGTTGTATAGCCAACCCAGCCAACACAGAGGCTTGCGCAATCGCAAAGGCTTTGGTAGCGGCAAAGAGAATTTTGTAGGTCTGTGATTGGTCGCCCGCAAAATTTTTCGTAAGCTGAGTAAGCGAACCAAAAAGCTGAGCACTCGCCCCCAACATCTGCGCCAGGCCACTTCCTTGCAGTGCCTGCATCCTATCCAGATGCTGTTTTTGCGCTTCCTCCCGCAGAGCAATGGCCTCTTTCCGGATCTCCCCGTCTGCGTTTAGGAACTGCTCCAGGGCGGCTAGTTGCTGTTGATACCGGGCCTGCTCCTGCGCCAGGGGGCCGTCACGGCCGAGGAGGTCACCTCGCAAGCCTTGCAGCTGCCCACCTAGTTGCGTCCCAGCCAAAGCGGTGTTGTACTGGTTGATGTCTATCGCCCCTTTACGTAGCAAACCAGAGAGCGCCTCTTGCTTCAGCTGATAGTCTTTGAGCGGGGCTTGGATCTGTTCTAACAAATCCACTTGCGTCCGTAATACCGGGTTGGTCATTTCAACAGCTTCGGCGTATTGGTTGACTATGTTAGTGCTCACCTCCGAGGCGCGAATCCAGTCCCCACTAACCTCAGCGTATTCTGCTACTACCCTCAAATTAGCGTCGTAGGTTTTGCGTAGCGCAGCCAGCGCTTGATCTTGACTTTTGATTGCAGGCATTGCGAGCCGTTCGATCTCAACAAATTTTGCGCCGAGGTTCGTTTGCTCGAGAGCCTGCCCAAACTCTCTAACCGTAATTTGACCCCGGTCGAGTAACTGATTGAGGTCGTCGATGGTCCGGTTAAAATCCCGTGAGGGGCTTCTTATCTGCTTGAGGAGGTCAGCTTGCCTTGATAGAGAAGAGTTGATAAGGGTCATATTCCGCACGCGGTCGAGCTGCCCACGTAGTTCCTTATTTTGCGCGTCTGTCAAGGACAAACTGGCCTTGGCTAAATCGTCCCTTATCTTTTTCTCGAGTTTGAGCACAGCTAGGCCAGCGTCCCGCGTTTCATCGGAGGCCCACATGAACTGGCGTTCGATCTCCAACTGCTTGGTATACTCAGCTATCGTGGGGGTGATCGTCTCATATGCTCGTTTAGCAAGTTTTGACGCAGCTACCTGTTTAGCCCCCGCCAACACATTGTCAACTTGGGCTTGGTTCAACCTCTTCTGTATTGCTATTAGCTGCTCTTGCGTAGCTGATAACTCCATGCTCGTTTTGATAAGACCTACCAAGTCATCCCCAAATAAGGAGACCGCAGCGGACACACCAAACAGAATGGGATTCTTTTTGACCGTCGAGGTCAACAGCTTTATCGCTTTTATCAGTTTAGGGATCGCTCTCGCCGCTAGGATAGTACCTATAACAAAGGCGAGTTTAGCCCCCATATTGACGATAGTATCCATATTCCGAGCGAGGAATACCAGGGTCTGCGATAGTAGCTGCAATCCGCCTGTAGACTTGTTTAGCTCACCAAGCGACTTGACGGCCGAATCCCGGAGCCGCTGGAAGGCTTGGGATAGGGTCGGAACGGTTCTGCTAAACCGGTCGTCTAGCTCGCCCCTGGCGTTGGCAAACGCACGGAGGATAATATCCGCAGTTAGTTTACCCTCCGCGCCCATTGTGCGGAGAGCCCCACGGGTAATGCCTAACTCCCTGGCGATCACATCGGCTACAGCTGGTAGTTGCTCAAGTACTGATCGGAGTTCGTCCCCACGCAGCGCCCCAGACGCCAAGCCCTGGCTAAACTGTATCAACCCTGCGCTGGCTTCTTGGGCGGACGCTCCGGATAGGATGATCGCTTTGTTGAGCGACTCGGTAAATTGCGCAAGCTGAGCTTGGGATACCCCTAACTCCGAAGCGGATAGCGACAAGCGCGAATACAGCTCAACCGTACTTTCAAAACTCGATCGGGTCCGACCAGAAATCTCAAAAAGTTCTTCGGTTACGCTCGCGAGTTCTTCTTGGCCCTTTGTTACTACGCGTAGTCTATTTTGCAATTTGGTATAGGTATCAGCTAACCGTACTATCTCGCGCACGCCAACACCCGCGCCGAGTATCGCAACAGTACGCGCCAGGGTTTGACGGAGTCTATCAGCAGTGTTACCAGTTTTGCCTAACCCACGCTCTACCCGTTTAAGGTTCTTCTCAGCTTTCGCCGTGTCAACTCGGATATTGATACCATATTCGGCCATTACCTAGACGACCCTTTCGCATTTTTTCGATTCATCTTGTCTATCTCCTTTTGTCGCTTTTCGGAAAACCACTCTAGATAGACGAGATCCATCGCCCGGATTATGCGGATGAAACCCTGCGATACATCGGATTCCAGACCTGCGCGGTCGGCATATTCCACGATTGCAGTCCAGGGGATTGGCCCAGGCATTTCTTGCGAAAGCGAACGGCACGTTCCAAGATCGGAAAAAGCACTCAAGTAAAAATCGTCCCCCCGATTCTCTACCGGCTTCTTGTGGACCCAGTCTGGCAGCTCCCGTCCTTTCGCTTCGGCGGGAGCAATCATCCAGGCCTTGTCTCGATTTTCCAGATCCCACTTGACGTGCTCCGTTAGTTTTTTACCGCACCCTCAACGTCCATCAGCTCAATGAAGTTCGAGATGTCGCTCGCAAAATTCCGAATCTCATCGAACATCCAATCGGGCATCCCGTCGCTGCCACCGCGGACAAAGTCAGCACAGTTGTCGATCGAGAAGGGAACCTCTACTCCGTCTTTGTCTGTAACACCCTCCCAATCAGCAATTACATATTTTGGAAACAACTCCCGGTCCTCTTCTCGCCCTTCAGCCAACATCTTGGCGTCGAGATTCCCACGGCGGACCGCGTTTACACGACGTTTAGAGCGCTTGAGCACCTGGTTAAAATACGGCTTGTTTGCCTCGGTGGCAGGACGCAACAACAAGACCGCTCCCAAGTATGGAACCTCAAAACGAGCGATCTTGCCGTCTACTTCAAATTTGTTCAGCCCAAAATCCATCTACCTCTCCCTTGTTTTAGAAGTCTGGAGCATACGGAAATAGGGATAGGCTCAACGAGTTGTCGTAAGTGGCGTCGGCAAAGGACTGTGCGGTTAGGTTGACAGTGACCGACTCGTTGACCGTGTACTCTTTCGACCCGTCACCTAATGTCAAACTAGGAACGTCGAAAAGCAACACGCTGTCGTCATTACGAACTGCGCAGTCCATGGTAACAGTTGTGTTATTTCGCACTCGTGTCAGCACGTCAGAGTCAGTAAACACTATCGTCGCCTCGATGTCGACCTCATACAGCCCTGTGTTGATGTATTTTGCACCCAGTTGACCTAAAACCTTTTCCGGTCCAGCGTTATTATTGATGTTTATTGTACAGCTTTTGAAGTCGGTAGTCAAACCAGATTCGTCGGTGTCTTGTATCCGCAACCGAGCAATATCTGCGGAGGTGTTGAACGCGGTTTCGGACACAATCTGGATAGGCGCGTCTGCGTTTGTAGCGCGGGTTGTGCTAGGAGGCTCGGTGTCGGTACCTACAAAACTCATTGACACCGTCGCCTTGTCCGTCAAGGGCAATTCGATCGCCAGAGTGTTGGCGTAGTTGCCCTTAGCGTACTCGTACTCGTCGGTCCCGGTGCCCCCGAGGTCCGTATACGCTGCCTCAAACTGCAGGCTCTGCTCGAGATAATTGGCGTCGTCAACGGCTACATTGGTGAGGTAGCGCCCAAAATAGATGTCGATCAGTTTGCTCGTTCCCGCATCGACAGAGAATGCCTGGGTTGTTTTATCCAAAGTGAGTTTGTTCGCTGTGATGTTGGTTACCCTGCAAAAGCCCTTATCCGCAGCGGTAGCGAACTGATTTACCGTCTCGGCACCACCGACCCAAATAAACTGCCCCTCTACCAGGGGTAGCTCGGTTAGGAGCTTAGTCGTAGTGATAAGGTCCCCGTTGGCATCAATCTCAGCATCCCCCGAAGCAAACCTAAAACCACACTCGTCTAAGCTTGCGTTCTGGGTTGCCGCCGGGGACTCGTCCACGAGAGTGCTCGTGACTACCACAACAGTTTGGGAGCTGCCCGTATCAACAAGATGGAGCCCGTTGTTTGCGGCGTTGGTGAACCCGCGCGCATACACCAGTGTGTTAGCTGGGTAGGCGGTACCTATCGTGGGGATTGCAAACTCAGACGAAGAATTGGTAGCGGAGGTTGGTCGGCTATAATCCCCACCCTGCCAGCTGGCGTAAAAGAAGGATTCCGCGAAAATCTCTACGTGCTCAAGTGTCAGGTCGGCGTCAAATTCAAATCCGGAATCCAGGTCCGTAACGGATCCCTTCCGACGTTGACGTGTTTTGCTAATAGGCTGTCGAGCTACTGTGGTTACCGTAGCCCCAAGCGTTGAGATCGCATTGGGCTCAAGTAGCGCCCACTCTGGACTGCCAGGCAGGACCCCCAGGCTATCCTCAGCAGCAACGGCCAGGGAGGTATTGTTGGTTAGTGTTCGAGACATATTTGACGCTCCTTTTCCTACTTATTGTCTTCAAAATTAAAATCAAAAACTACGTTTTGTTGGAACCACTCACCATCCGCCCCCGAAAAGCTGACCCCGCCGTTCGTAAACCAAAGGTCACCGATCCGAATCCCCTCGTACAGATCTTGTATCTGCTGACATAATGCATCGTTCGCGTTGGTAGCGGTACCCAGGGGGGTGAAAACCTGAATTATCAACACTCCCTGCTTGACAAATTTCCGAGCGCCGGTAATCGCTCCAAACGAGTCCTGCCTACCACCGGCAAAACGCACGTTCACTCGATACCATTTTACCCCAGAGCCTGGTTCCGGAGGGTCAAACGGATGGTTATCCATTGCTGTCAGGGTTGACCCAAACGTTCCAATAAAACGAGTCAATATCGCGTTGCGGACTACGGCGAGAGTGCTCACGATAGCCTCTTGTTCTGTAATCGGTTGATCTCTTTTGTAATCGCGATTTCGACAAACCCGGCAGGGGCTTGCTGAGAGTGCCCAGCGTTCAATATGCTAATATAGTTAACATTGTTTGTTACGTATATCGGCCCATCTACTAGAGACCATTTGAGCCCAGCAATAGTGGGATTGTCCCCCGGAGTGCCTTCTAATGGAGCGCTGATTGCTGACCCCCAGTTAGACCGAGCCCACCCAGTATCAACAGGAGTAGTCAAAATCAGCTGCCCCTGTATGCCAAGGGCGAGCTTTGCCACTACGCCCTCTACCGCGCTGCGTAGGTCTCTAATGACGATGTCCACTCGCTTCGTAGCCAAAACCTAACTCCGAATTTGTAAAAAAATCGTCACGGTCTCCCCCGCCACTTCGACAGGGCTCGCCCGGACGATCGAATAAACTGTAGACCCGTCAACCAACTTCGCCCCCGGCAAGATTGCCGCAATTACCGCCGAGGATAGGGAGTCCACAGCTAATACCGCTTGCCGGTCTCCCTGTTGGATAGCAGTTCCGTCAATTTGCCGGTCTTGGTAGTCGTACAGGACCGCATCTACATTGTAGTCCGTCGTTGACACCGAGGGACCCGCACCGGGGTCCGCTGGGTCAATCACGCCGTACGTTGTTATCCGCACTACCCGAGTGTCCCCGAGGTCGTCCAGAACGTCCTCAACGGCGTCCAGGAAGTCTTGCGCTGTGGTGGGGCTACCCATCAAGAGCACCCACAGTCACAGCAGCCCTGGCCGCACAGGGCGCATACACTAGGGTTGTCGTCCATCCCGCGTACAAACGCCGAGCTGTAACGATCGTCGTCCTCGCAAGCAGATTCCATATCCGCAATACTGATCCCTGTGATACCAGGAGCGCCAACGCCCACCCCGCTGCCAGAGGACCCCCCGCCCTCTCTCGCGCGTTGGCTATATTTATCAGCGAGCCGGGAATAGGCCTCGGCCTTCTGCTGATTCTCAACTTTGACCTGCCCTACCGTCGTCGATACTTTTTGAGCAAAATACGCGGACAACGCCACCGCAGCGATAGCCGCAGCTCGATACTCGTTGGTCTCGAGATCCACAAAAACCTGATACGCAGTGTCGTCTAGGATTTGACTTGCCCCTGCGTAGTCACTCACCAAGGTCCGCGTAGACGTTATTGTTGCAGCCAAAACAGTCTCCTAGTTAAAATGCACAATCGCCCAGACCAGCTTGTTAGTACCCGCCGTAACCGCCTCTAACGAGTGCCCACACTCCGATAGATGATCCTCCAAGGCGGTGATCGTGCCGCCTAGGGGTAGGGCGTTAGAAGCATCCGCACGGCCATTAGCATTATCGCTGACTTTTATCCAGTTTCCAAGGCTAGCAGCGGTCGTGTTCTCTATTAGCACCTGAGCCCGACCACTAGTAACCACCCAACAGAGGCTCCCGTCCAGCACACCCGCCTCGTAGACCACCCCTACCGGGTTTATATTGTCCGCGAGGACCAAACTAAAAGCTCCGGGGGTAGCCACACCGGCACGGACAATAGACCCTCTAACAGACGCGGCACCCGTTTTGTTTAGCAAACGCACCATATACCCGCCATCGTTATTCACCCGGCCAGTTAATTCGCCTTCGGTGTTAGTGAGCGTCCGCAATATCCCGCGCCTCCTCTAGTTAACCGTAACAGTCCAGGATTTACCTAGCAAGCTCGTATAGGCAGCGTCTGAGGCGCTTGTCCTTGCTGCGTTAGTACCGCCTACGTTAAAGACACCACCCGTGCCACCAGCCGCGTCTAAATCGATCAACAGATTATCAACCTCAGTTGAGTCCAAGCCGGTGCTATCGATCCTAATAGCGTTACCAGTCCAAGCTGGCAATGTCCCAGAGGTATATGTCAGCGCGCCTGTGTTGAACAGATACGTTGTTAGCAACGAGGTTAGACCAGCCAAATTAAGGAAATCTCCGTATACACTCGAGTTGTGCACCTGGAGGTTTGACATGCTCGGCATCCCGGCGAAGGTGACTATATCCCCGGTTACAGCGGTATCCCGAATATTAAAATAGACCATCCCGGTCATGCCCGCAAAACTAACTATATCCCCGATTAGCCCTGTGGCCGAGGCGACAAAAAAACTTAGGTTGAGACTCGAGATACCGGCAACGTCTCCATCAATAGCAGTCAAGTATATCTGCAAGTTTGTCAGCCCAGTTAGCACCGCAAAATTGCCGATATCGCCCTCTACCCAAGCCTGTGATACGACCTGTAGTGTCAACACATTATCAGTGTCACCGGTAAAGGAGACCCCGTAGTAGCCTGTGGACCCGTAGTCGTGGGTTAGCGTTTTAAGGGTGCCATCGCAGACCACTGCATCCGAATTACCGTCGCCCCAGTGCACAGTTAGCGCCTTACCACTCGTAACTAGCACCTTGACCGTAGTAGTGTTTAGCCCTCCGGTTTGGTCAGAAAAGAACACAGGTTTGCTGAACTCCGCCTTTACCTGGTCCCCAGTACCTCTCCTATACAGGACGTATACTCTGTCTCCATCGTTTGTATCACGCCAGATTGCGCCAGTATCATCCTGAGATAGGGTGGGCTCTGCATCTTGTGCGTAATACCCAAAGTCGCCTATCGTCGGCTGATCATTATCAGTATACGTTTTTGTCGCCATGGTTTTTTACACCAGCTCGATCTTTATTTGGTCGCCCGATCCTCGGCGAAAAACAAAATAGACTCGATTGCTATCGTCTGTGTCCTTCCAAAATGCCGCCTGGTTGTCCTGAGACAAAGTCGGCTCCGACGCTTGCGCGTAGTAGGGGATTGATCCCAGGGTCACTCCATCATTATTTGTCGCCGACCGCATCCGAACTCCGTTCTGCCCGCGAGCAACTAGTCATTACGATAAATTGACGTATGCGTGTCTGAGTTAGGGGCTATTGAGCCGTCCGTGCCAAAGTTACTTGACCAGGACAATGTGCTCGCGCCCTCGTTATTCGTCGCGTCGGCGGTAGCGCCGGTTATCGTGGGCACCCCGCTCGAAGCCGAAAACTCAAAATGTGTCCGTGGCAGCGCCCGGACGCCGAAGGTCGCGTTAGCTGCTCCCGTGAGCTTAGACCCGTCAGCGACGATCACCCAGCAATTCTCAGCCTTGATGCCGCAGCTAGAGTTATTTGAGCTAACCATCCTATCTATAGCCGCGCGTGTACACCCTTGGATCTGCACCCCAACACTACTACATGCGTTTGCGGTAAAATCGATAGCCTCTATCGCGCCCGTGCTGTATTGCAACGACGCGCCCTTACCACTAGAGGTAATCGTGTCAGCGCCACCACGCAACAAACGGCAAGTCCCAGAGTTCCAAACCAGGTTAAACGCTGCCGCTGAAAACGGACCGGTCACTGATACGTCCTCGATGCTGAACTCGCCAGTTACACTCTGGATCAGAACACCGTTGCTGTGCCCACTCGTGCCAACAACCTGGCAGGTTTTCAACTGCAAGCCCTCAGTCTCAAATGCCATAAACCCAGCGAAACCACTTGCGGGAGGGCTCAGTTTTAAGTTTTCGAAAACCATATTTTTGCGCCAGTTGGTCGAGCACCCCGCCACGTATATGCACGCCGAAGAAGCAAAAGTCTCAATGGTGTCAATATTAGTTTTTGACTCTACAATCGAGAACGCTTTGGCGTCGGTTGTCGCGGAGAACTCCCCCTGAAAAGTAATCGTGTCTGCAGTGTTAGACGCAATAGTACGGTACTCACTGTTAGACAGCACAAGCATACCCTTGAGCGCGTTGACAGTCCAGGCAGCCGTGGATAGGCCCAGAGTCGTAGTGCTCCCGCTGTCTGCGGTACCAGTCAGAGGAGTACCGACTCCGGTGGGGGCACCGAGGGCCCCGAGTACTCGTAGCCTTCCTTCAGCGGTGGAGCTAGCGGTCACGCGGAAACCCTCAAAAGCGGCCCCGTCAAAATCCCCCTCCCCTATATCTATGGTCAGGGCATGCCGAACTACTCTAGGCAAACGATTAACCGCCTCTTGTATTGTGGCTAGGGCATTCCCAGCGCTGAGACCGTCGTTAGCGTCGTCCCCCGTAGCCCGCACGTAATACGTGGTGTCCGCCGCTGACCAAATATCGTAGGAGTCCATGACATTGGTCATGTAGTCGCGGTATATCTGCGGGGTTATCGCCCCGGTGTTGTTGTCAGCAAAGTTGGTGGATAGCTCGCTCTCTAATTGGTCTTTACGTTTTTCAGTCATTAGGAGAACCCCAGGGACCAACCGCTCGAAAATGCGCGTTGGTGGCTAGGCCCCACTCCACCACTGTGGACGGTCACCCAGATTGTTATGCCAAGAGCCATGGTAGGCCTCCTAGTAGATTGCAACAATATTTGTTGCGGTGGTGCCCGTAGACCAGACCCTCGTGGCCTGCATCGGCAGCTCACCGCCAGCCAGCACTACAAAGGAAACGTCGCTCCCCTGCGCAGTGCGGATTTTGATAGTGCCACTACCACCTATCCAGAGCGCACGGCAGAGGTCAAACGTCGCCGTGTCGCTCGGTGTAATAGCGGCCGCGTCACTTCCTGTACGGAGAGCAGCGGCGTGTGATTTAGAGTTCATCTTTCCATCCTTCCGCTAGCTCCTCAGCCTCTTGTCTGCGCAGGCGCTTATCAGATACGACCTCTCCGTCTACCAAAACCTCGTACCAACCCCCGCCGCACGGCTGGACGAGAACAACTGTGTCCTCAGGTTCAGGTTCAGGTTCAGGTTCGGGTTCAGGTTCAGGTTCAGGTTCAGGTTCAGGTTCAGGTTCAGGTTCAGGTTCAGGTTCAGGTTCAGGCAAGGGCTCCGGAGCCGCGTTCATCTCTAGCCAGGCTTCCGCAAATTCCTTACTGTGTACGCGTCCCGTACCCTCCATCAACTCCCCGAAATACGGATCTGCTTCGGAGATAATTCGGCGCTGGTTGTACAGCTGGACGATCTTGCGCCAAGACACTGCATGGTGCCTCATCAGTTTGTGGTGGGGCAGTTCTTGTCCGGGTACGAAATCCCGCCCGGCCAAGCCTACTCCACGGCGACAAAAAAACCGCATGCTTTTTTCGCATTGGGGGAGCCTCAAAATGTTACCCTCCTATCGGATTCAAGTGCTAAGCGCCCTACCATGAGCGCCTAGCACCAAGATACAATCGCTTAGGCCACAACCGTGTTGAAAAAATAACCGAGGTCGGCCGCTACCAACTTTAGGTCAAAAGCCTGCTCGAGTTCGATCCTGTCGGCCTTCAAGTGCTCCATGCGGAACTTGCTAATCCGGCCACCCTCTGCGCCGCTGCCTAGCAGACCGGTCCAGGAGAAGGTGTACCCAGCTGAGGGGACCAAAAGCCCGGGAGCAGGT